TCAGCTTATTACTCAGGTGGTGGTGCTGGCGGTAACTCAAACGTATCTCAGCCTGGGGGCATTGGCGGCGGTGGTAACTCCGGTTCTTCGCTTATTGCACAGCAAGGCACAGATGGTTTAGGCGGCGGTGGCGGTGGTGTATCCGGTAGTTTGACAGGCAGACGCGGTGGTAATGGTGTTGTTGTTCTACGAGTCAAAGATATATACGCCGCTAGCTTTTCTGGTGTCACATATTCCACGGCGACTTCAGGCGGCTTTAACACTTACACAATTACAGCCGGAAGCGGAACGGTAACTTTTGCAGAAAGTGTCACGCAAGCGGTAATCAGTGAAGGCGCTAATGCTTCTGATGCGACAACTAGCGAGCAAGTTAAATCCGGTTCTGAGGCTGAAAGCGCATCTGCGACGGATTCCGTTTCGTCTGTACACGACTTATCAGCAACAATTGCCGAGGGCGCATCAGCATCAGACGTAATAGCTCCGACGTTAAATGTCACTTCTCAGGTCTCAGAATCTTCTACAGGAAGCGATCAAACTGTAGGGGTTGCAGACTATCAGTCAATTGTTAACGAGAGCGCTACAGGCTCGGATGCAAGTGATAGCGAACAAATAAAAGTAGCGTCTATCGCAGAATTATCTAATGCGTCTGATAGTACAGAATCAATTCTTACTCTAGCGGGCAACATATCTGAATCAGCAGCATTACAAGATTTGGCCGATGTTAGTGCAGAGCTGCAAGCAAGCGTCACTGATGCAGCGGTTATTTTTGATGCGGTAAGTTTAGATGCGGATACTCTTGAGCTTGCAATTGGTAGTGATTCTGTAGTTGCAGAGCAAACTATCTTTGGTGATATTTCCGAATCTTCTACGGCTTCCGACGCTTTTTCTTCTGGCAATGTCATTCAGGCTTCAATTGCAGAAAGCGCAAATGTTAGCGACGTAACAAATGGGATTGCTCAATATATTTCTCAGGTTGCGGAAGCTGCTAGCAGTACAGATGCGATAGATTCAGAAAAACTGGTCCTGGCAAGCGTTTCCGAGTCTTGTACGATTACTGATCAAAACATTACAATTTGTGCGTTTGACACTGTGGTTATAGAGTCCTGCACAATCATTTCATCAGCGACTACTGATGGGGCAACGCCTTCGCAAAGTTTCTTACTGTTCTTCATATAGGTTTGACATGGATTCTCAAACACTGCTTAACATTGCCTTTGGTGTTCTCTCTGCCGCTTTCGGTTGGTTCTTCCGTGTGATTTGGGAGGCTCAGCAAGAACTACAGCGCGACCTAAGAGACTTAGAAAAGGGTCTCCCACATGCTTACGTTCTTAAGCCAGATTACGAGAAAGACATCAGCGACATAAAAAACATGCTCGGCAAGATCTTTGACAAGTTAGATGGCAAAGCCGACAAATGAGTTTTGAGTCAGCCTTTGACAAGATGATTCAGGACGAAGGTGGCTATGTCCTGCATAAAGTAAAAGGCGACACTGGCGGTTTAACCTACGCAGGGATTGCGAGAAACAAGAACCCGCACTGGCCGGGATGGGGCTTTATCGACAGAGACGAAACCCCACCAACTCAAATGGTCAGGGACTTTTACAAGTCTGAGTTCTGGGATCGCATACAAGGTGACCAACTGAATCCTGTCGTTGCATCTTCTATCTTTAACTTTGCTGTGAATGCTGGCGTTTCTGTAGCTTCCAAACTGGCTCAGATATGCGTTAAAACCGCCCCAGACGGCGTTATCGGCCCTAAGACCATACAAGCCCTCAACCAAATGAACGAAGAGCTCTTTGTGGCTTCCTATGCCCTTGCGAAGATCGCTAGGTATCGGGACATCGTGATGAGAGATCGAAGCCAAATTAAGTTTCTTTTAGGCTGGCTCAATCGAGCACTCAAGCTGTGAACATCCTCGGCATATCCTCTGTCGTTGAGTCTGTCGGTAAGGTTATCGGCGACCTTCACACATCCGATAAAGAGCGGATGGAACTTGAGCTTGAATCTAAAAGAATAGATCAGGCTGTCGACCTCGGTCAGATGGAAGTCAACAAGGTCGAGGCTGCTAATCAGAACCTCTTTGTGGCTGGATGGCGACCTGCTATCGGTTGGGTGGGTGCAGGCGCGATGTTCTACCAGTTCCTTCTCTACCCTCTTCTCGTCTGGGCGTGGGTCTGGCTACAGGCCGAGGGATACGTCCCAAAAGAAGTAAAGCCTCCTCCTATGTTGGACACAGAGGCTTTGTGGGTGATTCTTAGCGGGATGTTGGGGATTGCCGGGATGAGGTCTTTTGAAAAGAGTCGCGGTGTAGCTCGGTAAGTTTCCGCTTCACCATTTCCCCAACCTCGTCCCCGTGATGTTTGGCGATCTTTTCGATTAGCGGTAACCGAGCCGCACGAGGCTTCGATAAAAGCCAGTGAGCCCAGTCTTGTACGACATACGGCATAGCAGCCTCATAAGCCTCCGCAATTTCCTGTCGATCACTGCTAGTTACCTGCTTGATGGTCGAGATCCAGTTCTCCGAGACTCCAGGCTCGAAATGCTTTATGTTTTTCGATGGTGTCTTCGCATTCGGTTGAGGGCGGCTTCCAGCCGTACTGTCGCCAGATTTCCTCGACAGGCTTGAAGGTTCTGGGCGTTCTTTGCTCTGCAATCAACTCTCTCCAGCTCATCCTAATTTCCTTTGCATTGTGTCAACTTCCGCTAAAAAAGTCATTACGTCTTTCTCTAGATCTTCAATGTCTTTAGGCTCTGGTTGAAACCTAACCACAAACAACTGAAGATGCTCAGGCAACCGTGGATCAAACGATACAAAGTCAACCCACTCTCTACCCGTACAGGCAAGCTGAGCAAGCATCTGGTGTTTGTGCTCGGAAGGTGGTTCGCCTTTCATCATCCAGCCTAAATGCGTGGACGTTTTTGGGCATTTGATTTCCAGTAACCCGTCTGTCCATACAAGACCATCTGGCGATGCTGCAAAGTTTGTAATCGTCGGGTGATTGACGATAGCAACCTGCTCGACCCAGATGCCCGTTTTGATCTCATATGCGGCTCGAGCGAGCGGTTCGTTGGCCGTTCCCCACTCCATATAAGCGTTCGTAAAAGACTCGATTGGTAAGCCTGTCAGACGCTCTGTAATGATGTCTGCGATGTAGTCGGCTCGAGTTGCCGTTCCTTTTTTTGCTCGGGCAGCGGAGACACGGGAAGCTGTCACTTTCCCGAGCCGAGCAAGTTTCCATTCCTCGGTTCCCTGCTCCATCAGAACGGTACCTCTTCATCGTTGTCGACCTCGGCCTTGGGTCTGCCGCTCAACATTTGCATCTGGTCGGCAACGATCTCAGTGGTGTACTTATCGTTACCGTTTTTGTCTGTCCACTTTCGTGTTTCGATACGACCTTCGACGTAAACCTGGGAGCCCTTCTTTACGTACTTATCGACAATCTCGCCTAGCTTTCCCCAGAAAACAATGCGATGCCATTCTGTTTTTTCCTGGCGGCTACCGTCTTGTTGCTTCCAAGAATGTTTGGTTGCTAGCGTCAAGGTACAAACAGCAACCCCTGCATCCGTGTATTTGATCTCTGGATCTTTGCCAGCGTTACCAATCACTATCGCTTTATTTACCGAACCCATACTTTTCCTCTTTCAAATAAAAACCCGATTGTTTTGCGATGTGCTTGTTCCCACATCGCTTCTTTTTCCTGCTTATTCATACGATGCCCTTGGTCTATAGCCATGTGACAGCGATAACACAGGGCGGCAATCCTGTAGTCATGAGCCTTTATCCCTTTCCCTTTCCCGTCGCGTAGCTGGTTGCTGTGCGCGGCCACGACCGTTCCATCTTCAGTACCGCACAACACACACTCAAACTCACGAACGGTTTCCAATAGTTTCTGGTTTCTATACATCATTGGGTGTTCCTAATCTCTGCTCTGGCGTTTGCTTGCTCTGAGCGCCAAATTTCTACGCGAGCCTGGGCAGCAATTAAACCCCAGCGAAATGTTTCTTCGTTTCTCACGGCTTCTTGCAATCCTTTTATATGTATTTGATAGCTACTATCTGCGTAAGCCATTGCTTCAGCTTGGGACATGGACTTCGCTTTTTCGTCTTTGATAAAACCTATAGATAAAGATGCGATCAAACTTTTAGTGTAATTTTCAAGATAAATTCTTTGAGACTTGGAATCAGCATATTTTTTGCCGTGCGTGTAAATATAATCAACAGCATCAGAAATGGTTTTATTGTTATTCATACTATCAACCATTTCCACGTAAGATTATTTGCTATTCCGTAACCTGTTGCACAAGGCAGATTGTTTTTTATTGATGCTTGCCTAACGTTCAAACCGTTTTTAATGTCTTTTTTGAAAGACAAAATTGTATTTACTGAGTGTTTGTTAGTTCCGCATCGTTCGCCTCGAATATGGGTTCCATGAGCAACAACATCTTTCATGTTGCCTGCTCTTGTATCCGATCTTAAATTTTCAATGATATTGTTAGTTCTGCATCCATCGTTATGGCAAATATCAAGACCTTTTTGCTCGCCAAAAAACGATTCATACATCAAACGGTGAACTAAAAAATATTTTTTTTGGTTTGGTCTGCATAACGCAACCATCATGTACCCGTTTTTTGTTTTATACGGTTTTAATGGTCTTAAATAATTTTTGTTAGTTGTTTTGACAACTCTTCTAACATTTCCAAGGGATGAGACTTGATATTCAGGCCACCTGATGGCAGCTACCCAAATTTCCATGTTGAACCTCACATGATGCGAACCTGAAGAAATGTGGCAGGCAGTGGTTCAGTCTGCTTTTCCCCCGCTAAAGGTAGCCACTGAAAAATTATACATAGATTTGTGATGTCATCATGCACATAAAATCAACCGCAGCATGTGGGTCTCTCATTACTTAATTCCCAGTGCGGTTTTACGTTGATCCTTGGCCGCAACAATTGCTTTTTGTAATTCAGGCTGGCCCTTAAATTCTGTGTGTAACGCTTCGTAGACTTCCCTCAGCGTTTCTTTTGTGGCTCCGGCAATCTGCATAAGTTTGTCGGTAAATTCTGGCGTATGTGCTTTCACTTCGTGCGTGGTTGCGTCAGCGTCATTATCGCCTTCTGTCGGAATACAAAACGCTTGGAAGGCCGCGTACTTGTAAGCTGCGCTCATAGCTTTATTAGTTGCTTTGTCGCCGCTATCCATCGCTTCACCAAAAGTCTTAACTGTGTGCTTGGTTCCGTCATGAGATGAGACAAAATCAAACTCAACCTCGACCACGACATAGAACAGCGACGATCCGGTTTTTCCCATGCGCTCGCTAACTTCACGGCTAATAACGCGAGGTAGGATTACCAAACCGTGTTTACTGATGATGGGAGCAAGCGCGTTGTAGACATCATCTATCCCGCGAAACCCGTATCCCTGCTGAGTATTTCTGCGATCTTTAGCGATACCTTGCTGACAAAGGTCATGCGACACTTTGGCGATTAAGTTGTAGACGTTCATAGTCACCTCACGAACAGGAACAGCAGGAACCCGTAAAACATCCCTAACGCTACGAAAGCTATCCATTCTATTTTCCTCATGTAAAACTCCGTTAAGTAAGAAACTTGACTATAGAACAGGTATCTTAGACTTATGCACACGGGCAGACGAAAGGCAGCAATTGGCAGATGAGCGGTAAATCACCAACACAACGATCACTAGAAAAACTCAGATCTGAAGGCTATCTTTGCCAGATTGTCGAGCGCTGGAACCCTCACGCAAAGATCAGGCAAGACCTATTTGGCATAGGCGACATACTGGCTATAAAGGCCGGTGAGACGCTACTGGTACAGACCACAAGCCGGGGTAACGTTGCTGCCAGGGTAACCAAGATACAAGAATCCGAGCATCTGTCTACGATCCTGGCGGCAGGCTGGAAGATCACCGTTCACGGATGGGGAAAGCTAAAGGCGGGATGGACTTGCAAGATTGTGGATTTCTAATCTAAGATGCTAGAGTAGTAACGGCAAGGGATACCCCGACGGGGGGAAAAGCGGTCTCATCACCCGCCTGCCCTTTGCACCATCAGTGATGACAACCTTTGATGAGAGGTAAGCATTATGAAACGACCGTCGTTTCAGTTCTATCCCGCAGATTGGCTTCGAGATACAGGGCTTCGATCTTGCTCCACTGGAGCCCGAGGGCTTTGGATTGACATGATCTGCTTCATGCACGAAGGTAATCCTTATGGTCACCTTAAGGTTGGGGATAAGGTTATCCTTCCAGAAAACCTTTCCCGTATGGTTGGTGAGTCGCTAGAGGTTGTAAACGTTTGGCTTAATGAATTGAAGGTTGCTGGCGTGTACGACGTTGCGGAAGATGGTTCTATATGCTCTCGCCGCATGATTAGAGACGAAAATCTTAGAGAAATCAGGGCTTTAGGCGGAAAGAAAGGTGGTAATCCAGCTCTTATTTCCAAGTCTAAGGTTAACCTTGAGGATAACCACGAGGTTGTCAAAGAGGTTAAACAAAAACCAACCCCTTCATCTTCTTCTTCATCTTCATCTTCTAATAAGATTAAAAACATTATTGTCGAGAAGCCAGAGGGTGTTTCTGATGTTCTTTGGATGTCTTACAAAGAACTGCGAAAGCAAAAAAGAGCTCCGCTTACAGCCGCAGCATTTGAAGGCCTAAAAAGAGAGGCTAAGTCAGCCGGCATGACTATCGCCGAAGTCTTTCAGATTTCATGCGAAAGGGGATGGGCCGGATTCAAGGCTGAGTGGATAACTGACGACATAAGAAAAGACAATCACTACAAGAATGCTATTGATGTCATCTTCGGCAATAAGCGAGAGATCGACATTACGCCCCATCAAGATCTGCTGGAGGGCTAATGGATATTCAAGTGATTGAGATCATCTTTAAGAAGATGGCGCTTACCTATGGCAAGGCTTTTGTAGATCAGTACAGAGACGTACAGATGCAGGAAGTCATGCAAAACTGGGCTAAAGAGCTGGCCGGATTTAGGCCGCATGAGATCGCTTACGGTCTTGAATGCTTGCCAGACAGACCGCCGAATGTCATACAGTTTCGAGCCGTCTGTCGGATGGCGCCGCCGCCTATCGTGAAAATGCTTGCTGCCCCGATTGATAAAGAGCGAGGATTGCAAGAGATTAGCAAACTTAAATCACTGATGAGGCGATCATGAAAGACGAGAAAGTAGATCAAACCATTAAAAAAGCAGTCAAGGCTGGCAAATGGCCGTTTCCTGCGTTTGTTGGTAACAAATGGGTCAAGCCCAAAAAGATTAAAGCTAAGCCTATTCCTTTTGAACCAGCGCCGTTTTGAGGTAACCATGAAAGAACACAAGAAACTAGTTTTTGAACTTGCAAAGCCTGGGCAAGACATTGTTGACGAGCTCACGCCTATGCAAGCATTTGCTTTGCATATGGCAATAGGAGTGTCTGGCGAAGCTGGTGAGCTGCTAGATACGATCAAAAAGTTTGCGATTTACCAAAAGCCTTTGGATTTCACGAATCTTGTGGAAGAGCTAGGCGATATAGAGTTTTACCTTGAAGGCATCAGGCAAGCGTTTAGCTTGGATCGTGAAGATATTTTGAAGGCGAACATCGTAAAGCTGAGAAAGCGTTACGGAGAAACGTACACAAATGAAGCGGCGCAACGCAGAGCGGATAAATGCCCACCGTGTAACGACGTTTGTGAGCAAGGCAGACTATGCCCGGCGAGGAAATCATGAGCAGAGAAGCCATGCAGATTGCGCTAGAGGCGCTGGAGAGTGATCCAATAAGTCATGCTGGACTTGTTAGCAGAAAGCAAGCCATTACTGCCCTGCGCCAAGCACTGGAAACAGAGCGTGAATGGGTTGGGCTGACGGATGACGAGTGTATTGAGTCGGTGCCAGTGATGCCGTATGAATATGAAATTAACGTTCAGGCACTTCTTGAATACACAAAAATTGTTGAAGCCAAGCTAAAGGAAAAAAACAGATGAGCGATTCATACGATGACTACGAAATGAAAATTCAACTTGCAGAACACGAATGGGAAATGGTGAAAACTGAACACGACCGTGCCGTCGAGTTAGGGAAAGCGTATGAGCGTGGCTGGAATGCAGCGTTAGCGCAGCAAGAGCCGGTGGCGTGGGCAAGTAGCCTAGATTTTGATGATGACGATCAAGAAATCATTCCAGCTAAAGACAAGAGCAAATTAGGCACTAGCAATTGCGGCATACCCCTCTACACCGCACCATCAAAGCAATGGGTTGGTCTGACGGAGCGCGAGGTTGAATTAATTGACGAGATGATTGAAACCCAACTCCTTCACGCTGAACGGTGTGACCATATGGCAAACAGCACTATGGCTCAAAAGCAAAAGGCGTGGGACTTGGAACGCGTTGAGCTACTACGCAAGCTAAAGGAGAAGAACACATGAACCAGCAAGAAGTATTGATGCTTGCAAAGACGATGGGCGTGATGATCTCTGGGAGGCCTGAGTTTGAGCAATCGGTTGCGAGGTTTGGCAAGCGAATCATCAAGCGCTTTAGACCGCTGACAAAAACCCAGAAGATTTACTTGGACGCGCTGGCCGAGCCTAAGTCACTGCAAAACTTAGCCGATCAGTTTGGATGTACAACACAGAACGCGCTGAAGATGATTAGGGCGTTGGAGGCTCGCAAGCTGATCTCGAAAGAGAAACTATTTAAGCAGCATGTTGGAGCTTGGTCTTACTATTACCAAAGAAAATCATGAGCGGCGATCACAATCTTTACGACTCTATAAAGTGGAAATCCACGCAAACCGACAAGCAAACCAAGATCTTGAACTACCTCAAGAAACGCAAGACACCGGCGACGCTAAAACAGGTTTGCTTACAAGTCAAAATAGAAAAGAGGCCATGCGATCAAGCCCTGAGACAGCTTGTAAACAAAGGATTCCTAAAAACATGGCTGACGATGGATACTTTTGTGAAAGAGCGCGTGTACGAGTTTGCAACCGACAAGGTCGCAGAAAAACCGGTGGTTAAACAAAAACCAAAGTTTCACAAAAGCAGAGTGACAACAGATCCAAGATTTTTTAACAATCCTTTCAACATAGGACAATAAATGAAGATCGAAGCAAAGATGCAAGAGCACGACTGGGTAAACGTCTACTACGCGCACGAAATCATGATCGTGCCGCACTACAGCAAGAAAAAGACGTTCGTGCTTCCAGGCGGGCGTGAGATAAAAGAACAGACGCTTATCGACAAGGGCTACAAGCCAGCAGTTTCTTACCTGTGGCCGAGGCCGGCGTGAAAACCTACATAGCCGGCGAATCCAATTGGCGAACACCTGACGACGAAGCGCCGCCTCGAGGGGTAAAGATGCTTTTACTTAACGCTGGTGGTGTCTGCGTAATTGGAACATGGACAGATTGGGCCGTGGCATGGGCTCCGCTTCCCAAAGTTCCCGAGCATATAAAAACGATTCTTATGTCAAAGCATTTGAAAGGAATGCCATGATTTCAGAGATAAGACAAGACGAGGTAATTAGGATGGCGAAGATTGCAAAGCTACCCACTTACTTTAGGACAGGCGAGCTGGTGAATCTTAAAGAGCTGGAGGATTTTGCTGAGCTTGTAAGGTTCAATGTAAGTGAGGCAAGGCTCAATCACTGCATTGAGCTATTAGAGAAACGTGGTCACAAAGACGCAGCAGACTTACTTAGGGGCGAAGGATGATTCCATTTACTTTTCCAACAGCACGACTTACAGACCCGCTGACCTCACACATAGCGGCAATCGACGCAAGGTTTAAAGCTAACAACCACAGGCGCACTGCTTTGCTAGCTTTACTTGAACACGGCAACCTTACCGACTACGAGCTATCCGATAAAACCGGCCTACAGCAAAACAGTATTGGTAAACGCAGGAAAGACTGCCAAGATGCAGGATTAGTAACGCACTACCGAGACGATGACGGGAACAAGGTAAAACGACCCGCTCCGTCTGGAAGCAAGGCTTATGTGTGGATGCTTACTGATCGTGGCGAAGAGCTGGCGAAACAAATCAAGAGGGAACTATGAACATCAACGACATGGCAAGGCAAGCATTCCTAAACTCACTGACGGAAAACCTCAGTGATTTCGACAAGCTCATGCTTCAGATCGACGAGATATGCGATATGGCTGAAGATTTAGCGGCACGAGCGAAGCAATTAGCCGACGAAGCAGAAGAACAGCTTAGGAGGGCGCGAGGTGAGTGAATGGGAATCCGTGAAAGGTATTGTGGAGCCGTGGAGAAGGCTTACAGTCGAAGAAATGAAGTCTGTAGGTAGAAACCTTCTCACAAAGCAAAATGAGGCTGAGATGCTCATATTTGCCACGCGAATTGAGGCTTACATCATGGCATTGAATTCGTCAAGAAGTGGGAGTAAACTTAAAAAGTGACTCCTTCCCCTGTGAGTATTTGCCCTCTCCCCGAGGGCTTTTTTTGGAGCGCTTATGTCAATAAGGCTTAAATTCAAAGAAGAGCCGGTAACTGCTGGCGCTTTCATTATGTGCTTGCTGCATGGAGTCACAAACGCTCACATTCTCCACTTGCAAAGCCAAAGCTACGCTCAGCACAAGGCGTTAGGCAATTTCTATGAAGAGCTTGGGGACTTAGTAGATGCCGTGGTTGAGCAATGGCAAGGGCTAAACGGGAAACTTATTAGCTACCCTGTCGAATACAGACCACCGCAACAAACGCCCAAGGCTGAGCTTGAATACATGCTTGGTTACGTTACTGACTACCGATCAGTTATGGGATCAAACTCGGCTATACAAAACAGCATCGACGAAATAGAAGCGTTAATGCAATCCACACTATACAAACTTACATTCCTGAAATGAGAATTGAAAAGGCTTTAGAACATCTAGCCAACGAGAAAGACTTCATCTTCCAGGCCGTGTTCAACCAAGATGATCTACCTTATTCGCTCTACTGTCTCTTCAACGCGCTTATGGAGCGTGAACAACTAGAGTCAATCACTAGGCATATGACTCGCAAAGAGTCAGATCTATTCCTAGACCTAGCCTTATATCCTGTATGCCAACCCTTAAGATCACCCCGATAGATCTTGCGGAGGCTAACGCGTTTGTTTCTATTTATCACAGACATCACAAAGCAGTTGCTGGATGCAAGTTCTGCGTTGCGGTTAGCGAAAGCGAAAAAATAGTTGGCGTGGCAATTATTGGTAGACCTGTTTCTAGGCATTTAGATAATGGATGGACGCTTGAGGTCAATCGTTGTTGCACAGACGGTACTAAAAATGCTTGCTCAATGCTTTATTCGTCAGCATGGAAAGCCGCAAAAGCGTTGGGTTATCAAAGGTTGATTACATATACGCTTCCTGAAGAAGGCGGGGCTTCATTGAAAGCTAGCAATTGGAAGTGTATAGGTCTAAGAGGCGGGGGTAATTGGAATGTTAAATCAAGGCCAAGAATAGACGTTGACGAATTATTGCGTGGACAAAAGTTATTGTGGGAAGCGTGATGCCAAGAACGCCCAAGCAGACAACCTGCCGGGAGTTAGGCTGTACAAATCCTAAGGTCAACGGCTCGACGTTCTGCAACCAACATGGCGGCGCAATATCTACAGACCGTAAGGCTTTCAATAAACTGTACGGTACTAAGCAATGGCAACAATTCAGGCAGATCCAACTGTCAAAGCATCCGATCTGCGCTCGATGTCAGAGCTTAGGGAAAATTACGCCAGCTCACCACGTTGACCACATCTTCCCGCACAGAATGAACAGAGATAAATGGATGGGCAACCGCTTTCAGTCGCTCTGCGCTGAGTGCCACTCCATAAAGACAGGGCTTGAAAAGAAAGGCGAGGTGCACGATTATGTTGCGGGCGAGATACACTTGATTTCATAATGCGGAATAACTTAAAAATTGGCCCACTGCTCCTCAG